CCGTTCGTCTTCCTCTTCTAACTAAGACGCTCGGTCCACCCCTTTCTAGGTTCACAGACATGACTGAGGATGGTTATCTTATGGCTGCTGCTCCTCATCAGCAGGTTAAGGTTCGTCTTACATACACCTCTGATACATCCGATGTTTTCGAATCATTCAATACCCCCGGGACAGGCTGGACACCAAACACAGCGCCTATAGCATCAAGCTTTAATTGGAATGTAAAGCTTTATGCCAAACAGCAGATTATGTGTAATGCTGAGCGTCAGCAGCTTAAGAATATGCCCCTTGGTCTACCAAAGCGTATTAAGATGACCCAGAACGCACAGGCGCAGGTTACATTGACTAGGGGTACTACTGCTTCTGCTATTGATCTAGATCACTTTTCACTATTCGCGTCTTACCTAGTAGTTTCTGTTCAGGATCTTAAACCTGAAATTATTGGTTGGGATGGCAATGGATCTGCGGCCGGTACTCAAAATTGGGATTCAGTACCGGTACCATCCCGCGGCAATGCCGCCGAGTTGACGTCCGCAGAAGGTGTATGGGCGATGACGTCCGCCGCGGCTTCCGATGGATTTGGTGTAAAATCAACTATAGGTACTATCTTAGAAGCCGAACTTCTACTTAACTCGACCTCTGTATCTGGCGTTCTACCTGGTCAATTCCTAACTGCTTCGGCAGCCGAATCTCTAGGTCTATACAGTAATCTCTTTAATCAGGGACGAAAGGTTTCTGTTCCAGATTCTGGTTTCTTCATTTTCCCACTAGCTTCGCATGCTTATGATGCATCTGCTGTTCCACTTAATCGCTTCGACAATATTCGCCTTCGTATTAAACCGTCTACAACTAGCCGAGGCGCTAATGGTGTATCCGCTGTAACTGTTACATGTGTTGGCGAAACTACTGCGTTGTACAAGGGCGGTGCGGCTTCGCTAGCTATGTACTAAACAAAATAATTAATACAAAAAAGTAATAAAATAATACATTTTTAATTAAAATAATTTAAAAAAATAAAAATGTATTATTATAATAATAAATGTCTGGAAACATTGCTGGGCTCGCTTCTTATAATGGAACTGGTACACAGGGTACTGCAGTAGTAGATTCACCTGAAAGAGAAGGAGAAATTATGTCTATTATTTGGAATAAAAATGATACAACAAGACAGCTCATTACTGGAACGGCTTTAAGAGAAATTACACCAGGTGGTATAGTATCGAATACTTTAAATAATACTGTAACTACTTTTACAATTGGAAACGATATTGATGTAATCGGAGAAATGTTTTTATATTTTTCTGCAAATAACAAACACGATCAGTTAGAACCCTCGACTAATTTTTTATTTAATTTAATTTCAAAAGTAGAAGTATTAATTGGAAGTCAGGTATGGCAAACACTTTCTCCAAGTCAACTTATGACTTCTGTGCAAATGAGCATGGAAGCCCCGATTTACTTCTCAGTTTTTAATGAGACTACGATTGGGACGTCCCGGTATTTTAATGGAGTTATACCTTTATTGGGTATGTTTACAAATACTCTATCTCCAGCTAATTCTAATTTTACAGATCAAAGAAATAATGGATATCTTATGGCTGCAGCTTCTAATCAAGATATGCATATTAAAGTATATTGGGCGGATGGTAAAGGTGTTTACGGCAATCCCGCGGACAGACTTTATGATGATACAGTAAACATTGAAGGTTGTACAATGTACTGCAAACAAAGTACAATAAGTAATTTTGAAAGAGAACAAATTAGATCTATGGTATTACCAAAAAGAGTAATGATGACTCAAACTGTTTCACAAACTATTGCAATTAATACAGCAACTGATATCAGTCATACTTTTAATGTTAATTGTGATCCATTGAATATATTTGCATCTGCTCTTGCTATAAGTTTAAATAAATATAACTTGAGTAATTTGTTAGGAACAAACACAAAAAGTTCTGGATGTACAGTAGAGTTATTTTTAAATGGTTCAAGTTATAGTGGACGTATTAGTGGAGAATTTTTATCATGGTATGGAGGACATATATTAAACAATTTAATAGGAAATGACGATATTATAATATTTCCTTTAGCTAACTCTATTAATGGTTCTGGTGTACCTTTAAACAGATTTGATAGTATTCGTGTTGTAATTAAAATACAAAGTGCAACATTTAATTTTTCATCTGATCGGACCGATACTTTATCTGTTGTTGCTATAGGAGAATCTACTATACTTTATTCGGGTGGAGCTGCTTCACTCAACAAGTTCTAAATTATTTTCTTTTACAATATTAAATGAATACAAATATTAGTGTAGCTATATCGGGTTTTGGTGGTAAAAGTATTTTTAAAAAAATGCCTGTAAATATAAAAGAAACTGTAGAAAATGTAGAATACTTGATAATTAAAGAAGACCTAGATTACATTCAATTCAAGTCTTCTAAAATTAAACAGGCTATGATGAAAAATGTTCCAATAATAACATATTCTGAGTTTCTTAAAAAAATAAGTAATTAATCAATTTAAAAAATATTTTCTTATTATTAATAATACAAAAATGTCTTCAGTAACTTCTTTAGCTGGGTATAACGGAACTGGTACACAGGGTACTGCTGTAACCAATAAACTTGATGACACTGCACGTTCTGTATTTTGGAATGAAAATAACACAAATAGAGCTTTGATTTATGGTGCCCAATTGGTAGAGGCTCCCGGTGGCGGAGAAGATAAAATAGGTGGTAGTAAAACATGGATACTTGATAATACACCGGACGTTATTGGAGATCTATTTCTTAGAATTAGAGTTCCTGTTTCACAATTAGATGGAAATTTATCAGATGTATACATGGCACAATGTGGTCTTTTAAATGTAATAGATCGAATTGATATCAAGGTTGGTTCTCAGATTTGGCAGACCTTAGATAGAAATACTATTTATGCTTTACTGTGTACAGAATTAGAAAACGGACAATTCTATAATATAGTAAAAAGTTTATCCGGGGGCGAGACTTTTCCAAGTAACAATTTTATTAATACATCTAAGGCTCAAGGCGCGGGTGTAGGCCCAAGTTTGAGCCTTGACGAGAGAAATCAGGGTTATGAATTTAACAATAACTTTACTAAAGATTTCTCACTAGATGTCTTTTTCCCTCTTTTAGCTTTTACCAAAAATTACACAGGTATAAAAACTTCGTTTAATTCTATTAATGAATCGGGGCATTTATATGGTGCAGCCCCTGATCAACAATTTATTGTACAAATATATTTTTCTAATGGTATTTCTAATATTACAACTTCGCAAACACCAAACCCAACTTGTAATTCTGTATTTACTAACAAAAATACTACAGAATTACAAACTAATCTATATTATCGTCAGATTACAATGTCAAATATTGAAAGAAGTTCAATTATCAATGCACCGGCTGGTATTCCAATGAGAATTAAACTTACGCAAGAAATACAGAATATAGATTTAAATTCTTCTAGAACCAGAATAGATTGTTCTAGATTTAATTTATATGCTTCTCATTTGATACTAACAGTTCCTTTATTAAATGAAGATTATTTAGCTTGGAATTTATTTGGATTGGAATCCATGTTTAATTTTGAACTGCATATTAATGGCACTTCTTTATTTGGAGTAATGCCAAGTATAGCGTTTAATAATGGATCATCGGGGTATTATCTTGGTATTAATAATAATAAAGTCATACTATTTGATAGCTCGCAAGGCGCCATAGCTGGACAAGTTAGATACACATATATTATACCTTTAGCATCTACTGCTTATGGAGGAAGTTCTTTACCATTAAATAGATTTGATAGTATTACACTTACAGTAACCCCTGTTACGGGTTCTTCTCCTGGCGTGTTTGCAACCAATGGAGCATCTCTTACATGTATAGGACAATCTGTAGCTTTGTATAAAGAGGGAGCTGCAAGCATTACCACTTACTAAAATACATTCTATATACATTTTATAAACTCCCAGTCTAACTCGTTGCATATTTGTTTCCATATCTGTTCTTGTTCAAATAATTTTTCTCTACTTTTTAAAAGTGGAAAGTAAATTAAGTATTCGTCCTTCTTTAATAATTGAAAAAACTTATACAACGTGTATGAATAACTTAAAAAGTTTTTTCTATTTTTTGGACAGTGCTTTTCAAAAGGTTCTTGAATATCATTAAACATTTCAAGTAATTTTTCTTCTAGTTTTTGATTTATAACTAATTGAACATTACCTGTAATTTTATGTATTATATTTGGAATATGTTCGTAGTATTTATTTAACTTTAACTTTTTAAGGTATTCTTTTATTTTATGATATGTTATCATAGATTTATCCGTAAGTCTTTCTTTTTTAATTTCAATAAGTAATAAATCAATAACCTGTTTTGGAACAAAAGTTCCTTCTCTACCCTGTATCTGAACAATCCATTCCTTGAAATGATTTGTTCGTTTATAACTATAAGGTTTAACGAAGTCATGTGTTTCTGTTGTATTCCATTCTGGTAATCCAGAAGATGTATATGGTTCTGTTAAGCCACAGTCATTACATATTTTAATTCCAGCTGATATATCATTAACAGTGTCTCCACCACACTCTTTACATCCACATGTCACATTTTTAAAAGTATACAAATTAGAACATTCTTCTGGAAAACACTTAGCCATGTATTCTTTATAGATGTTCTCAGTTCTTTTTTCGCACTTAACAGATATAAAGCTAAATATATCAGAATTACAATTGTTTTCAATTTCTGTAAAATCTAAAGTGTCTAATTTATTTATAAACTCTATAGATTTAAATAAATATTCTGATAAATCTGTATCATTTTTGAGCCTGTTTATTTGATCTTGTAATTTATTTATTTCATCTTGTAATTTATTTATTTCATTAGAATAATGTTTACTATTGATTTTAGTTTCTTTCATACTTTTTAAAAAGTCTAATTTTTTAATGTACTCAGGTAATTTTTCTTTTTCTTTTTCAT